GCCGGGTATCGGCAAGCTCTAACCTTGGGCTCTTGGACTGTGCCTGAGGAATATACTAGATCTAATGTCAGTGATGTAGTTGTAAATATTATAATGGGAAAGATGTAAATGGATCATAATCGAGAGTTTTGGGAACAACAACACAACAATAACAATGTAAGAGCATTATCTGGTTGTGCATTTGAGGATACTATAGAATTTTTAAATGTAAAGGACCTAGTAATTCCAAACATGCGTGTGCTGGAAATTGGATGTGGCCTCGGATATGTAACTAAAGGCTTTGCAGAAATAGCCAAAATTAGCGTGTTAGATATCAGTGACTCTGCATTAGATCGTGTGCGGCCTATTTGTGAAAATGTATATCATATAGACAACGTCGACACCCTTCCTACTGATTGCTTTGATTTAATTATTTGCCATAATGTAGTACAGCATGTTCCGACAGTTCTGTTACGAATAGAACTTGCTAATGCTATCCGTAGTCTCAAGTCTACTGGCACATTTTCAATAGAATATGTCTGGGGCAACGACAGCGTTGATGATGGTGTTAACTTTGAACCACATTGGGCAACTGCTGGACTTCTTTGTCGTAGTGATAAATTTATGATGGCGCTAGTTCACGAGTTAGGCGGAACATGCGAAATATCTCGTACTAATCCTGTGCCAAAACATAAAAAGATTCACGGGCTCACTGTATTACATGTAAAGAAAGCCCAAAATGTTTAACAATAAAAGAATATTCATTTCGGGTGCAACCGGCTCGTGGGGTCAAACACTTACCGCTATGTTGCTCAAAAACTATAATCCAAAAGAGATCATTTGTTTCAGTCGCGGCGAACTTCAACAGGTGCTGATGCAACGTCGGTTTCACGATCCAAGATTAAAATTTGTCATTGGTGATGTACGTGACTACGAAAGCGTACGGTTTGCAACCAAAGATGTTGACGTTATATTTCATTTGGCTGCACTCAAACATGTGCCTGTGTGTGAAGACCATCCACAAGAAGCCATCAAAACAAATATCACAGGAACTACCAACATTGTTAACGCTGCAATAGAAAATCGTGTGAGCAAAGTTATTGATGTCAGCACAGACAAAGCCGTTGAGCCGCTAAACTTGTATGGTATGACCAAAAGTGTAGGCGAAAAGTTAATTATTCAAGGTAACGACCTAAGCGAGCATACAAAATTTGTTTGTATTCGTGGTGGTAATGTTATGGGCTCAAACGGAAGTGTAATTCCTTATTTTGTTGAGCAAATCAAATCGGGCGGTCCTGTTACTATTACAGATTTAGAAATGACCCGCTTTTTCCTTACACTAGAAGAAGCTATTACATTGTTGTTCAAAGCTGCCACCGATTCAATTGGTGGCGAGACTTTTGTAATGAACATGCCGGCTTGCTATATACGAGATGTAGCAGAAGTATTAATGGAGCATTATGGTCAAGTAGCTGTTAAAGAAATTGGTAGAAAGCCTGGCGAAAAGTTAGATGAAATGTTGATCAGTAAACACGATGCTGAACTCAGCTACTACTACGACGAGAATTATTTTGTAACGTTACCTGTGAAACATACCGCAGAATTAGAAGAAAAATATTCACAGTTGGTCAAGTTTGACCAAACGGAGTTTTCATCCAAGACGTTTATTATGAATAAACAAGAAATAAAACAAATGTTAATCAAAGGTGGGTTTATATGCGAGTAACTGTGGTTGGAAGTCGTGGCATGGCTGGTCATGTAATAGTAAAATATCTCACTCAGCAAGGACATACTGTAACAGCCGTGGACCGATCTGTGTTAGACATAGAAAAAGATTCAGCTAACCAATTTTTTAAAACAGTGGATGCCGATTTTGTTGTGAATGCCATTGGACTGTTGGTAAAGGATTGTACTGATCGCCCTGATCGTGCCATAACCATTAATTCATGGTGGCCAAACTATTGTGCCTACAAGTTAAAAGACACCGCTACCCGATTAATACACCTGTCAACAGATTGTGTGTTTGATGGGCAAAGTGGCAATTATTTTGAAGCCGATACCCATACTGAAACTAATACCTATGGTCGCAGCAAGAGTTTTGGAGAAATTAATAATGCCAAGGACATTACATTTAGAATGAGCATTATTGGTCCTGAACTAAAGAATGGCACAGGACTACTTAATTGGGTGTTAACTAATTCTGAACACGAATTGCCTGGGTGGAGTAATGCTTGGTGGAATGGTATCACTACATTGCAGTTGGCCAAGTGCATTGGTCAATATATCAACAACCCCTCAATTACAGGTGTGTATCATTTGGTCAATAATGATGTACAAATTAACAAGTATGATTTACTATGCAAGATCAATGATGTGTATCAGCTGGGCAAGAAGATTGTATCAACTGTTGGTCCTAAAACCATAAACAAAATACTTGTTGATACTCGCAGCGAAATCGACTTTGGTATTCCTGACTACCACACACAATTAACTGAGTTAAGAGACTTTAACCCAATTACGCATGTGAGCCCAGCAACGACCTGATCTAAGATCTTCAAAACTCCAATGGCATTGGGCTAGTTTTCTAACCCATTGCTCACGGTCGGGCATGTTAGGATTTTCAATTAAACTAAAATCAGTATTGGCAATATCGCCTGCTTGACTGTATGCCGGATCATCTGTAATAAAACTTGGGATACCTTCAATAGGGGCCACGGCACTCGGTGTACTGTTGTGGCAAACAAGAGCCCAACAGTTAACCAAATCCTCTGTAATATGTCTTTCTCGTGGGCTAACTACCGCATTATATTGTTTTAATAATTGTTCATAGGTTGGGTAGGCTTTCCAGTCTCCGGGATGCCATCGAATTACAATAGGACGATCCGAATATTGTCTAATCTTAGTAAAGACTGTTTCTAACCAGGTCATAAGATTGTAACCGCGCATGCTCCATCCTAGAGGACGCTGTAGCGTTATGAGAATATGATTACCCGAAGTCCGCCAGGGTTTTAAATCTATATTATAATCTCTGCGAATGTTGTTCCAATTTTCAGAGCCGGCGGTTTCGTTGCAATATATTCCTGTTTTAGGAAACACACCATTGAAACTGTAGCGAAGATACTTGTGCGGGTTTTCTTTGTCTTTGTATATAAAAACATTACTGTCAATACTGAGCCAGTAACTATTGCGTTGTTGTTGTGTTTCCATTACCATTTTGCGAACTAGATAATGTGCCAATCTGGTTTTACTTGGATTAGAGTCAAAGGCATTGCCAATGATTGCTCCGACATCACACGGTTCATAAGTTTGACTGTAGGTAACTGATGCAGTATCTCCGCACTTGGCGGCGCCCTCGACAAAATACGTTAGAGCATTGACTTTTTCGGAGCCGTTGATGTGCCTGGGTAAACTACTGAGATAGCTTTTAATAATTAATGGTCGGGCGTTGTGCATTTTCAAGTACCATTTGCCAGGCTTGGCCTGTTAAAATTTCATCAAGACTAAATTGGCTGTACGCAATTGAGCACAACCATTTGTATATCATATCTTCGTCGAGCATTATAGGATTTTCAATTTGGGTGAGGTCGCTACTGCATACTGGATCAGCAGCAGTGGGTGCTAATCCGAATGCCAGTATTCCGTGCTGTACGGCTTCTACAGTCGCGATACTATTATAAGTGACCAACGCATATATATCGTCGTCCAATGCTTCATAGATAGTATCATTTGTGCGTTCACCTCGACTGGCTTTCTGTCGAAATACAATTTCTCTATCTGTGTATTTTTTTAACGTAGATTTAACTTGTTGGATCCATTGTTTACGATCAGCGCCATAGTATTGAAATGGTTTCTCAGATGGTAATACTACTAATATCTTAGACCCAGATTGTTTCCATCCCTTATATTCCAATGCTGGATTAAACTTAACCAGTTCCTTCCAGCGGTCATCGGGCACATCCATAATTGTAGAATGTTGCATGGCATTTTTTACAATGCGGTGATATACTTTTCTACCTGTAAGGTTATTGTCGCAACGATAATTTCCGAGATAACCTGTTTCAATAAAATAATAGTCTTGCCCATGCTCCTGAGCATATTGTCCAATTTTTCCAGAACTAATTCCTCGGATTAGTATAGGATCTTTAAGGATATCAGCAGATTCAGCCCAAAATCTATCTTTACTTACAAATCTGCTGTCCGGATATGCAGCCATAATCATAGCAGGATAGTCTGAAAATTTTAAACAACGATCAAATTCTGCATCTCGACTTATAATATACTGAATAAACTCTTCTCCTAGGGTGTCTCCACCTTGACGTTTAACAAAGTTTCTAATTTCTTTAGTTAGAAATTCTTCTGGTATAGGACCTAAACTCCACTGTTGTTCAAGTTTTTTTAGAATCTTAACTTCATTACGAAGTCTTAATAAATCCGCCACACTATGTTTAAGAGCAGATTCAATTATGGAGTGTTGTTGCTTGTATTCATCAGCTGGCCAACGATCAACTAGTGCCACCGGTAATATCATTTAACTTCTTTCTGCAAACAGTACTCAGTTAATAATTTTTCTTGGTGCCACCCACTGGCCTGTGCTGTTGTGGCAAACTCATGAAAACAAGGTGTTCCTAATGTGTAATGTAATAGTTTAGCATCGGGATTCTCACCGTACTCGTCGGGCAACCAGTTCCATTCTTTGGGTAACTCACCAATGCGTTCGTCGGCAATCCAGGAGAATCTGTGTAATTCGGCTCCGGTAGATTGTTCGATGAATTCGGGCGTTAACCGACGATTAGGATGGTTGGCGCAGTTCCATAACATCACGCTGGACCAATTCTTGCGAGGATAGTTTTCGTTTTTGGCGCCAAGATATTTCTCTGCCATCTTTGTTTTGTAATCGTGTTTAACTACCATTACATCTTTATCTTGCTCCCGCAATTCCCAAAGTTTTACAATATCGTCACGCACAATCATATCACCGTCAACAAAGATTGCCCAGCCCGTAAAGCTCATTAGGTGTGGGACTAAAAATCGTGAGTATATAAACTGGTTGCTGCCATCTGTATGTGTTTCTGTGTAATCTTGGAATAAATTAAGCGCAAGAGGAATGATAGCAACCGGTCGGCTAGCATGTCGAATGATGCTGTTGGCACATACATGGTATGCTATGGCTTCGCGGGGATCGTAGCCAACAAAAACTGGAATCGGTGTCATTATAATTCTCCTGGAATAGATATTTATCTACCCAGATAATGATTAAATATTTAAAATATAAAATAACCGTGAGGTTCTTGCTCTATCGCAACCTTATTATACCTGTATGTCTTCCATGCCGGCCGCTCGTAATCTAACAATATGTCCTAGCATAAAGTTTTTACTTTCCATGCCCTTAAGGATACCCAAAAACCGATTGCGTAGTAGTGCAACTTCGTTGATCAATGTTTCAAAATCAATAACTTCGTCTTCGCCATCAACATACTTTTCTGCATCACGACTAGTTAACGCCCTGGCATACCCTTCTAAATACTTCTGAAAATGCCGTCGGCGTATTTTTCGTAACTGTATATTAAGATAGTTCAAAACCGCTTCAATTTCTTGTAGCTGATTAAACCTATGCTCGGTTATTCCTGGTAATGCAGTAATATTTTTCTCAATTAGTCCGCCAACTTTACAGTCACGTTTGGCTTCCTCAAGTTCTTGTTCATAGTGAGAAATAAAATCAGGAATATTACCGAGATCGGCTACAACTTTACTATACCACATTAATAGTCGTCGTCCTCGTCATCGTCGTCATGGAGATCTTCATCATCTTCGTGCTCATCTTCATGATCCTTAAGATAACTAGTCAATGCACGTTTAATTTCGCTGTCGCCCTTAAACGTATCTTTGATTTCGTCGGCGGCGACGTCATTGTCAATTAACACACTAACTACTGTTTCTGCCGCTTCGTCACGATCTACAGTGTTAACATATCGCTTGAGTTCTGACCAAATTTCTTTTGCTAATTCTACTGACATTATTATTCCTCCGGGGCTGTGTCTTCAGTACTTACCGTTTCGCGTTGATTTGCGAAATCTAACATTACCTTGTCAAGACATCCGTCTTCGTTTGATTCCCAGGCTTTGCGGAATTGTTTGATAATTTCGCCATCGCTAGTAACAAACATTAAGCGATTACCGTCTTTCTTCAGAATACCTTTTTTCTCAGCTAGATCAGTTAGACCACTGTAAGGGTTCATACCAGTTTCATATGGAATCTTAACCTGCATACCTTCAAAGGGTTTTGCATAGCGTGTTTTCATTACTTTGCAACCGGCACGGATACCCATAACATCTGAAATCTTATTGCCGTCTTCGTCTTCTTTGAGTTTCATTTTCTTCATAGCAACAACAATACTTGATGCATAGATAAAGCCTTGACCACCACTAATTTTATCATCTGGATCAAACATGTCTTGGCTAGCGTAGGTGTGGTTAGTAGCAACCAAGCCTACATTGTAACCGCCGAACATATTAACTGAATTACGAACCAATGATGTAAGTGCTTTAGGTTTACGTCCCATGTCACCCTTCATATCGCCTGCTTCGAATTGATTTACGTCAGTTGGTGTTAACAACATACCTAGCGAGTCAATTACCCATAGTACCTTCATGCGCTCACCATCGGGTAATGCTTTGTAGTCAATCATAAATGTACTAATAGCCTTGGCTACGTCGTCAATCATTGACATATTTAATTTAAGTAACTTTTCTGGAGTAGTATCTACCCCTAAGTCATGCAACCACTTTTCATCCAGTGCGTTCTCTGTATCAACTAAGATAACAAAGATGCCTTGTTCCTGTGCGTTCTTAACAATGTTGCCGGAGCAAATGTAGGATTTACCTGCACCTGATTCGCCGGCAAACACAGTAATCTTGCCCAGTGGAATACCTCGATTAAAGTCTCCGCTGATAAGATAGTTCAAGGCAAAGTTGCCTGTTGAAATCCAATCTGTCGGATCATTAAATCCAATGCTTAAACCGTCGATACTTTTGGTGATGTCCTTGCGGAACTTTGATACGTCAAATGGTTTTGCCATTATTCTTTCCTTTAAAATAGATAATTTATTACTTTTTTATATTGCTCTATATCACTGATAAAATCTTTTTCTTGTTTAATAGCATTGATTATAACATCCAATGTAGTAGTAGTGTTTAAAAATTGGTTATACATAACTATGTCTTCGGTAAAGAAATGGCTTACTTTATTCCTAGTAGAATCTGTCAGATTAAATTTATTTTTGCTATTACGATTTAAGTTTAAAATAGTTGGATCAACTTCATGTAGTGTAGAAATATCTTTAAAAGTAAATCTTATATTGTTTTCAAGTCCTGATCTCAGTAAAAACCAAAATTGAGGAATAGTATGAGAATCAATTATAGGAATAAAATTATCTCGATTAATTAACTTGTCAATAGCAGTAGCATCAAATTGATACAGATTCATTTGCGTTTCTAATCCGCTGAAAAATCTTTCAATTGGATCTCTTATAAAAACTATAACCTCTGTTATACACAATTTATCAATGGTTATAGCACTAAATCGGTGCGGTTGAGTTTTTGTTAAATTTAAAAGACTCTGTGTGCCACATTTTTGTATTAGTAGATATCCTTTATTTTGTTCGTTATCAAACAAAATATCAGGACATGCACTAAAAAAGTTATTATAAAATATTAACATATAGAGATATAATGATAACGCATAATTTAAAATTATGCGTTATCTGGTTGCTTACTGCTTTTGACGGGCGCGAATCATAGCCAGAATGTCCTGTGCTTTGTCAGTCGAAGGTTTAGCTTCTACTGGCGCACTTGCTACCACTGGCTCATCATCAAACTCGCTTGCTACTGAAGTTGCTACTGGAGTATCAACAGCGGGTGGTGCCGACTCAGTTGATGCTCCTGCTGGGGCATTAACACCTGCTGGGCGATAGTACTGACCCCAACGCTCGGTGTCATAGCTTTGTCCGTCAACACTTGCTTCGAACATTTCTTTAATAACCTTGAGCTCAACTTCGCCTGGTTTCTTAGGCATAAATGTGCTTAGGTCAAACAAACCGTGTTCGGCAATTGCTGCCTGTTCAGCTTCTGTGAGTGCAGATTCTTTACGAGCCCACTTGCTACTAGAGTAGTCAGCAAAGCCACCTTTGGCTGTTTTACTGATGCGGAAGTCCAAGCCACGGAGTAAGTCTGTTGGCAATTCTTCCAATTCTGGATCCATCAACGCACCTTTGATAAGTGTGAAGATTTGTGGTCCGATAATAAATCTACGGATTGGGTTTGCAGGAGCCTTGTCGTCGCCGATTGGGTTCTCACGAACAAAGCCTTGGAAAATATAACTACGTTTTTTCCAATACTTACGACCCATTTCTTCTAGTGATTTGTCTTTAAACCAAGTACGTACTTCGGTAAGCACTGGGCAGACATCGCCATACATTTCTACGCATGGAACTGGCACAATAACTTGTTTAGAGTCCAGTTCGCCTTTGATGCCATTGAACGGAAGTCGAATTTGTGCTCGCTCTGCCCAAAAGAATGTATTTTTTGTGTTTCCATCTGGAAGGAATCGTAATGTTGCCGAAGAACCTTCATCCATGGACCAATGTGGATAAATTGCATTATCACCGCTAAATTGTGATTGTCCACCTTGTTTGTTTTCTGATGCTGCGAGTCTTGCTCTGATTTCTTGTAACGATGCCATATTATGTTGCCTTTCTAAGTTGATTTAATATGTGATTTAAGTTGCCTTAAATGTTGCCTTACGACTTATTATACACTATG